TGAATAATAACCCTGTCACCTTGTGCGTTTTTCATGATAGTTACATTGTGGCATTGGAATGATACCGCATACGTGCTTAATCTCGAAAACGCATCATGATAAGTGCTAACTCCAAAACCTACAGTTTTTTTATTGTTATCAACAAAAGTACAAGTAAACATAATCATTTCACTCCACATTCAGATTCAACCAACTTCACCAGTTTATGGATATAAGCCAGTGGTAGCGCCTGCGACATCGCCCCAACTAGAATCTTTCTAGTGCGCTCGCCTTTAAAGCGTTTAAGCATGTGGCATTCATATAGTCGTCAGGCGGCGCTTTCTTGAATTTCTTTTTCTTACGTGGGTTTGTCTCATGTTCACGCACAATCCATGCGCGACCAATAAACCCGTTTGTGGCTTGCTCAAAATTTATTAAACTGTCAAAAGTCTCAGGTGTTGTCACACCAAAAGCGGACAAGAAAGGCTTAACAATGCCTTTATCTAACTCCTTTAGGCTATATTCAGCTCTTGGTTTTCTTTGCTCAAAGAAACCATCTTTATCCTCATTATTGCTGATCTTTTCCTCGCAAGTTGCAATCTCTTTCATTAGTTTTACTCTGATATCTTCTTTTAGGTCTCCAGATATAGGCATATAACCATCCGCCTTTCCGTATGCAGACATAAACATGGCGACAACACCTTCCAAGTAGCTTGCACCTGATTTTCCAGCGTTTGCAATTTTCTTTAGTAGATATCCAAGCTCATCGGTTATGTATGCTGCCATCTGGTGGCGCAACAGATTGCGGATGATTTCCTGCTCTGACTTTATCGCCCCATGCACAGCTGGGCTAACTCCTGCTGCAATATGTAGCTCCATCATCGCCTCTAGAACCTTCTCTTTTCCAGACCCAGACCCTGCAGCGCAAAAAGTAAATAAATTTGCTGTAACCCCGCTTATATCATCGATATACCTTAGGCCCGCGATGTTTCCAACTGTGTGTATTGCTGCTGCGGCGGCCATGTGCTCACGAGGAAAAAGACATTGTGAGTTTATCCAGTTGGTAACTTTTCCGACGAACCCGGGTGGACGTAGTAGGTCTATAGTGTCAATAGAGAAAGGGTGGTCACTGTTGTTGTATTTTATTACTTCTTTTGCATCATCTTCTGATACAGGAAAAGTAATTGAGCGTTTATATCCACCAGCCTCCGCCATATGAAACAGCGTACCAATGGTGACTGGGTTTGCTGATTTACCGAAAGAATGCCAGTGTTTGTCTAGTTCATCGCCGCCGTTGTATTTTTTGCCTTTTGATGACCATGCGTTCCATAAATGAAACCCATCCCCATTGGTAGAATGGTGAACGGCCATCCCTATTTTTATCCAATCATCGTAATCAACATCTGAGTTAACATGCGCCAACATATCGCAAATTTCTTGCTCAGTTACGTCAAGACTTTCCCCGTTAAACACAGCACGGTAGTGGTCTGGCTTTTTTAGTAGCTCAAGCAACGCTGGTGGAATTGGCGTTAAATCACACGGATTACCTTTCTTTTTCTCGTAGTAATTACCTGATTTGTGAAGGCTTCCGCAACCCACCATGTAAGTGCTGCCAGATTTAAAATCTATCCCTTTGTAGTCGCTATGGTGAGCCATTAATGACGCAGGAGGAATATTACTGAAGTAGATATGCAGTCCACCCCCTCCTGTTTCCACTACAAAGCCGCTTTCCGCTTCGTAGTCGATACCGGTATCTTTGCATAGCCGCTTGTATGACTCATCACCGCCGTTGCGGGGGTCGATATCTATTACAAGATGATCATCAACCACAACACCAAAGCCAGTATCCAACTGGCCTGTGCTTTCCATTACCTCGATTTGCTCATCTGACCAGTGCGGGACATTAGTCCAATTGGATATACGCGGATGTTTGAGAATTGTTTTACAATCAGCGTTTCCGCACTTGCATGTTCCGTCTGTGTTTACCCCCCACAGTGGAAATATACGGAAACCTGCTTCTAAGTAGTCATAAACGAAACTAGCCATCTATTTGTTTCTCCATTGCTTAACATCTGGGCGCATTTCTGACGCCTTGAATTTTCCATTTGTGAACTCTTCTACCTTTAGTGCTGCTGTTGCGCTAATGCGACCTCTTGCAACCCAACCACTTACAACCTGTGCGCTAGTATCAATAAGCAATGCAAGAGCAGACGCTGACCCTGCATATGCAATAAGTTTTTCTAGCTGCTCTTTCTCTTGTTCTTTGATTTGCTCTAATATCGATTTGCTCAATTTAATTTCTCCTTACGTTTGCAATTACGTTTAATACTACGCTGAAAATAATGTTTAAACAATGCTTGACTCGCTGTTTTTATGCGAATAGTATTTACCACATCGAAGCGAAACAACGGAGTAAAAAAGATGGCACTCAGCGACTTAGTAAAAAAGCCAACATCCGCACCACCAATGATTACATTGGTAGGTACTCCAGGTGTTGGTAAGACAACATTAGGGGCCTTATTTCCAAAGGCAATTTTTATCTGTGCAGAGGATGGCAAAGCAGTTTTTGACTCATGGGATGATGATGTTAAGCCTGATTTGTTTCCTGAATTGCCACGCGCTAAATACAAAGGAATGCAGCGCCCAATCAGTACAAAGGACGTTATTCTTGACCAGATGCGGATGTTGCTTAATGAAGAGCATGATTATCAAACACTGATTATTGACTCTGTGACATCGCTTGACCGCATGTTTAACCATGAACTCTGTGAGCGTGATGGTGTTGACAACGTAGCGGAAGCAAGTGGCGGATTTCACAAGGGATTTGATACGGTTGCAGAGTGGCATGGTGACGTTAAAAACGCCTGCGAAGTGTTGCGTAAGCGCAAAGGGATGACGGTGATTTTCTTGGCTCATGCTGGCGTTAAGAAGATGAAAAACCGACCTGATGCTGATGAATACACTGTTTACTCGTTGGATATGCACGAAAAAAGTGTGCCAGTTTACACAAACTTGGTTGATGCGGTCATTTACATCAAAAACAAAGAATTTGTGATGGGAGTCCAAAAGGACAAGAAAGGCAACACGACAAAATATGGTCGATTAACACAAACAGGGGATAGAGTATTAATCACAAGCGGAGACGGCACGGTTGGTTATATCAATGCAAAAAATCGCTTCAAGTTAGAGCAAGAGATTGACTTGCCAGAGGGTGAAAACCCACTGCTTTCATTGATTCCATACTTTGCTAACAAACAGGCAGCAAAGACAGTAATTGAACAAGAACAACCAGCAGAACAACCTGCACAAACATTAATTGAAGAGGGTAAATAACATGGGTTTTTTCACTAAATCAACAGGCGAAACACTGAACAAAACAACCGTAACTGGTAATTTTGAATCACAAACTGACTTGCTGCCAATTCCTGACAAAACAGTGACAAAGGTTGCATGTACAGAAGCCAAGTGGGCTGAAATTGACAAATTACCAAACGGTGAAACAAAACGTTATGTTGGTGAGCGTTATATCAATCTGCGATGGGATGTTATCGAAGGTGAGCACAAAGGCCGTGTAACATTCCAAAAACTTTACGTTAATGCCAGTGAGCCAACAGCGGCAGACAAAGCAAAAGAAATGCTGGCCGCTATCGACTTCAACGCTGGTGGTAAGATTATCGCGGCAGACCGCGAGCCAACGGATATGGATTTGATGAGCAACCTGTCAAACAAAATCATGTTTGTGCGTCAGCGAGTATGGAAAACAGGAGATAAGCAAGGCAACTGGATTGACGCCGTGCAAGGTAAAGGCACCGTACAACCTAAAACAAGCGCGCCAGTTTCGCAGCAGCAAGAGCCACCAGCTCAACCTACGGACGATGATATCCCATTTTGATAACAACTAGGCCCTACGGGGCCTTTTTAAACCTGTTCACCGATAGGATGTAATATGCACACTGATAATATTTGTATGCGCTCACGATATTACACAGAGCGCAAATTGAACGATTCTAAACGCCTACAGATGGATAAAGAGTTAACAAAGCACGTTAAAAATTTCATGCTGTCGCGCATTAAAGAGCATTACAAAATCGCGCATGAAGGCGCCGCGTTAAATGGTTTTTATGCTATCGACGGAATTGTTAAACACGATAACGAATTTATGTTGCTTGCTGTATTTCCTGAGCAAGAATTTTCATTAGGCCATATCAGTGCGCAAATGAATTTGTCAGGCCAATTATCTAAGCAGGGAAATGTATTACATAAAGCTTTAGTGTTTACGCTAACCAAAAAACTTGTCGTTGAGTATGATGCTAACGCTGCATATTTAGCGCTGGATGATTACGCTGCACTGTCAGCCATGGATGAGCCACCAGCGCGTACAGATGGTGAATATTGCGCTTACTGCGACCATTATGATTTGTGCATTGGTAATAACCTGCCTGTTATAAACTGCGAAAGTTGCGCCGCTAAAGGCTCACCAATTTGCCAGCGTTGCACAAATGAAGAGCTGCATATATTTCACCCGTGTTTTATCACTAACACTGGTTATTCTATCGAGTCAGTTGACCAGGAAAACATGGTGATTGAGTACGATGGTTTTTACTCATCAAATAACAAAACGCTGCGCATGACGAA